ATGAGTTATGCAGGACGCTACCGTCCAATCGATCCCACAGACGAGCCCGACTCCGGCAGTAGCGCCGAGCAGTTACGTGACTCCGTCTTACCAGCCGAGCCAAGCCCCGGTCTCGTACCAGGCAGCCCCGGTGAATTACCAGGTGGCAGCACCTCAGGCGGCCCCGGTTTACCAACCCTCAGCCCCTACTCAGTACGTCCCCCAATCCCAACCGGAAGCACCAGCGGGGAACCCATGGGAATCGGCGTTCAACAAGGTGGTGAACCTGCTGAGCGCACCAGTTCAATCCCCATTCCAGGGTCAACCATCAGCTCCGACGACGACCTACGCACCGGCCAATTACGGTTCGGTGGGCAGCCAAGTTACGCAACCATCGGCTCCGCAGACTTGGTCAACCAACCAGGCTTACTCGCCCAGCTATTCCCCAACCTACTCGGAGGGTCTGAGCCTGGAAAGCCAACAGGTTCTCGAAGCGTTCGGAAGCGAAGCTCCCGCAATTCTAAATAATTACGCCCTTCAACTCGAAGGTCTGCTGGATAGCGCTGTTGCCTGGGGCCAAGAAATGACCCAGACCCTTCAGGGTTATGCAGAATTTGCCACCGAGTCTCATACCGAGAATCTGGCTTACAACGAGATCCTGACCAACCCCGACGTTCTGAGCGATTACACGCTCCGTTTCTTCGGTCCTGAAGGTCCGTATCCCGTGCATGAAGGCGAAGCAGATCTGGAATCTTACGGTTACCCAACCGAAGAAATTGATCCATATGCTTATGGTCAGTTCCCTGCTCCTCCTGCCGCAGCTGCTCCCCAGCAACCTGCCAACTTCTGGGGCACCTTCAACGAGATCATGGCGCGTGATCCCCAGAATGCCTGGCGCGTTCTGAACCAGGCTCAGCCCAACATGGTGTCTAACAAACTCTTCGTGATGGAGTGAGGCAAATGCGACCGTTAGGACAAACACGTCCTCTGCTCGCATATGGAGTCCCCGTTGCTGCCGGTCTGGTAGCTGGCGGGGCTCTTGCCGCACAGGGCGAAGACCCAGGTAGCGCTGTACTTGGTGGACTTACCGCTGGTCTTGGTGCTCGTGCTGGTCTTGGCGCGGCTCGTACTCTTGCTGGTAAATATAGTAATGTATTGCCTGAACTTATTTCTAAAGGCTTAGAAAAAGAAGCAGGTAAATCAGGGCGTTCAGTTCGTCAACGACTTGAACAACAGATCGTTAATAGCCCTGAATACATGAGCCGTGGACAAGCACAAACGCTGTATTCACCTAAAACCGTAGGTAATATTGCAAGAACAGCTGCTTTAGGATTACCTGCTTCTTTAGAGGCTGGAACTAAACCAGTCTTTGCCGCAGGTTTAGTCCCCGCATCTATGGCACTTGCCGGTCTTGGTGGTGTTGCTGCTGGTGCTGGCCTCGGTGCTTTAGGTGTACCAGGCTTCCAGCAAGGCATGGCAGTAGACCCAGAAGGCTACGGCTCTAACAACACACCAAGTGCACAATTTGGCGTTAAATCGCTTGCATCCACACAGTACGTGTGATGTAAATTAGGTACCTGCTAAAATTTGTGTTAGATAAGGCACATGTGTCTTTATCTTTCACCCGATAAAAACACTGACACTGGAGGATAAACCAAGGTGTTTATTGATAGCTAGTTCAGATCCTGGTAGGCAATTTGCCTCAACTGAACGCTCAACGTTGTCACCCCACCGAGCAATCGATGGGTGCAAACCGGATGAATTCAGGGAAGCCCTAACGTCAAGACGAGGGTAATCCTGAGCCAAGCCAATCAAGCGTGATTGGAAGGTGCAGAGACTACTGGGGGTAACACGACCTTGTTACGTAATACCAGATTCAGCGTCCGGCATCCCTCAGGGATGAAGAGATAGTCCACCCCTCTAAGAAACTAGAGACCAGGAGAACGACTTTCCAAAAATTCTTGGTGCGGAACTTTACCGTCCCCACCCTGCTTACATTGCTGAGATGGCAGTGGAGCCCGTGGTTGTCCACGACTTCACCCGTCAGCCCGGTCAAACTGTTCAGTTAGACCGCTACAAGTTCTGGGGTACCCCTGGCACCAAGGATAGCCGGGAGCGTATCGCTGACCAGACTATCGGTACCGCCAACAGCCGCAACATCACCAAAGAGAAGGTGCTTGTTGTACTGAAAGAGTACACCGGCCCTGCGGATCCGGGTGACCCGACTCAGCCTTCGACCTTCAAGATCGCTCGTGAAACCCTGATTACCGCCCAGCGCCTGCTGCTGGATACTGGTAACCTCAACATGTTCCACCAGTCGATCGGCAGCCTGACTCTGCTTGACGACTATCGTCGTTGGCGTGACCGCGTGTTCATTGATGAACTCGCCAAAGCAGAAGCCAATGGTGAAGCTTCTAGCACCCAAGGTGGTTACTACTTCCCTGGTGGCAAGACCAAAGCTTCTAACGGTTCGATCTCTTATACCACTGCTGAATACGCCGCTCAGGTGCAGCAGTTCCAGGTGCGTACCGACCTGCTGACCGTTGTTAAGGACCTGCGTAAGCGCAACGTTCCTACCTTCGCTGATGGTCTGTATCGTTGCATCTGCGATCCCACCTTCATGATGCATCTGCGTCGTGATCCTGACTTCCGTGAGATCGCTCGTTACAGTGGCAATCCTGGCCAAGGCATGTACATGGGCAACCCCATGATGCCTAACAACGCCAGCTTCTACATGGGTCCTCAAGCTGGTCAGGGTTACTTCCTGGCTGGTGAGCCTGTGATGCCGACTGGTGTTCAGTTTGAAGGCGTGAAGTTCTTCGAGTCGACTAACTTCCCGACCAAGACTGTTAGCGCAAGCTTCACCGATACTCCCTCGTTCAGCAACCAAGAAGTTGCCCAAGGTTACTTCTTCGGTCCTCAGGCGATTGGTGTTGGCATCGGCGGTCCTAACGCTCAGGTGCTCATCAACAACAACGATGACTTCAGCCGCTTTATCATCCTGATCTGGCAACTGTACGCTGGTTTTGAGATCCTGAACAAGGACTTTGTGACCACTGCCTTCAGCTTTGTCCAGGACGACGGCGTCATCTGATAAAGATATAAATCCAATTTAACGGAGAAATAAATGTCCTATCTGTCTTCTAAAAAGATCTATCCAGGCAACTGGACCAATGCCCTGAACGGCTGGTACAAGAACATTGATGTCGCCGCTGACGGCAGCAATGATTACTCCAAGGGTGGCCCCACTTCGGTGCTGGCCGTCCCTGGTTATCGCTACTTCCAACAGCGTGGTTATGCTGTGGTGGAATGGACTTCCGGTGATGCCGCAACTCGCGGTCAGACCCTGAACGTGATCGTTCCTTCGCCTTACCGCCAAGACGACACCCGTCCCGACATCACCGGCATGGTGATCTCTGGTAACGCTGTTCAGCCTGCTTTCGTGTATCGCGCTGCGATCTCGGTTGCTTCTGGTTGGGGTGACGGTCGTGTTGCTACTGGCATCTATGCTGCTACCGGTAACGTCATTACCTTCGGCGCTGGCCCTACCGCTGTGACCGGCGTTGGTGAAGCCATTGCTCAGGCCAACCTGACCTCGACTGTGTCTGGTGATGCCTCGGCCAAGATTGTGTTTGCTGCTGGTAGCCAAGCCCTTAGCTCCACTCCATTCCTGACCACTACCGGTGCCACCGGCCTTGGTCCTTCTGGCGTGTATAAGTCCTTGACTTCCGCCAGCACCTTTAGGGTGTTTGCCCGTGGTGCTACCACTGATACCGGTGTGTCTGGTGGCGTGTACCTGGCTGATGCTGACTTTAACGCTGGCCTCAAGGGTTACCTCGTGGTTGAAGTGTGCTACATCCAGCCTGATGAAGCTCCTGGCTACGAAGATATCGAAGAGTACATCATTGGCCGCACCGTTAGCTGATTAGGTTAAACTAGGACCAGAAATTAAAACATCTGGTCCTTATGCTTTATCAGCATCGTAAAACCGGCGCTCGCGTCAAAGTTGTAAGCGAATGGGATAACGGCGATTGGTTCATGGTCGAAGACCAGGACGGTCGCCTTTATACCGCTTATAAGAATGAATTAACCCCTGATGAAGCTGCGACTAAAAAAGTTGCTACTCTTCAGGTTAAAGATAAGGCAGCGCAAGAAGAGCCTCGTAAATTCCCACCCGAAACACGTTTAAATATCAATAGTGCCACCCCTCAGATGATCGCTGATCACATCAAGGGCATTGGCCTTAAGACAGCTCGAGAGATTAAAGATCTTCAGATGTCCTTATCGGGTGAGAAGTTTAATAGCCTTGAGCAGTTAAAACAAATTAAGCGTGTGGATTGGGAGGCTGTGTTTGCCGCCGACTTGATCAGGGTTTGATCCATTTTGCAAACAAAGGCCCCTGGGAGACCAGGGGTTTTTTCGTTTTAAAATAAAAAGAAAAAGATAATGGCTGGTATCCAGTACTTTGGGCAAGTTGGCTCAACCGGCGTTTCAACTGGTCCACATAAACACGTTTACGTCAAGGAACTTGCGACCGGAAAGTATCTTGATCCAGCAACTATTCGTACGCCATTACTTGGCTTGCGCATAGGTGAGAAGAAAATTCCCGCTTTACTTAAAACACCGGACGGCAAGATTGATTTTAATCCAGCCGCTGGGATCACACTAACATCGCGTTATGGTCCACGTAGTGCTCCGACTGCAGGTGCTAGTTCTTTTCATCGAGGAGAGGATTGGGCTCTTCCAGAAGGAACACCTATTTACTACGAAGGCGGTGGAAAGTTTGTCCCTAAAGCCAATCAAGGTGGGTATGGAAACCTTGCAACTTTGGTTACAGGAGATAATAAATATGAAATTGGTTTGGGGCACATGAAGACGTTGGGAGGCGCATCTGAACTCCCAGCAACCACTTTGCCGCTTGACCAGCAATCCTCCGGATCTCTTGGATCTCCTGGATCCAGTGGAGATGATCTTTCCACGTTGATGTCCTTACTTCAACTAACTAAACCACGCCAAAAAACTGTACAAGAATCTTTACTTGAACAGTCACTAGGTGAGTTATTTACTCCGAAACAAAGTATGGCTCAACAGTTTCTGATGGAGTACATGAACTCTCCCATCCCAGGTGTTGGTTAAATTGATACCTTTATAATTAAACTATAACGAAAGGTAGACGTGCAGTTATCTGACTTTGACAAAAGTAGAGTTAGGTATCACCTGGGCTACTTTACCGTGTCTGTTCCAGCGGGTGATTATGCCCGTTTGGAAGAAGCCATGAATACCATTCCGGATTCATACTTCTACGACAAGGTTGTTATTCAACTTGGCCGTTGCGATACGGCTGAGAAGAAAACAGAAGTTGCATCGACACCTTCTACGCGAATTGAAAGTATCCTCGGTGACGTGGATCGTACCATTCGCTCTAGTAACGCCAAAGAAGCGTTAAAGGTTTGGGATGAGATTTATCTCTACGAAACCAACCGTTTGGCTGGCATCCTTTACGTTCCTAACTACAAAGATCCATTCCAGGCTCGTTATCGTTATGAACGATCAGGTGCGGAGTTTATTCAAGCTTTACCTGGTCCTGCTGACACTGCAGTGGGCTCTCGTCTTTATTTACATGAGGTTTGGCGTTAATCATGGCCATTGATATTTTCAAAGCTATCCAGAACGCAGGGGCGGTATCTCCTGTTTTTCAGCGTCCAAAACCCAAACAACAATCGTTTGTTGAAATGGCAGCTGGCGCAGCACCTGCCTCTTCCCTATTCAAGTGGCCAGGGCAGAAAGCTGCTTATACCTCAACACCTGCCGCTCAGTCCAAAACATTTGCATCGATTTCTGATCCAGCGGAACGGGCTTACGTAGAGGAGAAAAACCGGGTTGCACAACTTGCCGCACAAAACCCAGAGCTTCAGCGTTACGAAGTCGCACGCAAAGCTGCAGCAGCACAAGGCTCTACGCCTGCGCAAGTGCAGTCCGCAGAAGATATCGGGATGCAGATGTGGGCAAAAGCTAATCCTGAACTTGCCAAACGCGTCAAGCCTGGCCAGTCTGGTTACGATGCAATACAACAAACACTTTACCCAGGTGGCACTCCACTGCCCGCAATGTCGGCAGAATCAGTTGCTATGTTAAATGCCATTGCACCTGCCGATGCCACTGGCATTCGCCCGGACATTACTCCCATGCCTGGTGCACTGCCTGTATTCTCGGATGCTTCTGATGACATGTATCGGGCAGTGATGGGAATTGGCGGCATGCTTCCTTCTCCTGCGACACAGAACCCGTCCCCCGCTGCCGCTTCTCCGCAGCAGACCGGTAGCATGTCTTTTGAAGATGTTTCATTCCAGACTCCCGCTTCTCAGCGGCGGTCTGATCTGTTTGCCCAATTGCTCCAAGGCATCCGTCAATACGGTGGCAATCCTTGATCTCCTGGCATTGCTTTGCATGTAAGCCCAGCCAACTGGACACGAATCTTTTGATTCACGGGAGCCAGTGTTGTTGCTTTAAACCCATGATTCTCTGTCCCAAGTTTGTTAAACGAACCCTGACCTATCTCGCAACAGTACTAACGCTTCAAACAGTATTTGTTCCCGCACTCAGGGCAAGCTCAAACTGGGTAGGAAGTTAACAAGAAAACCATGTCTTACAACACCGAACAACTAAAAGAAATTGCGCGGCAGAAAGCCCGTGATTTTGGTGTGAATGAAGACATCTTCTTGAAACTTGTAGGCGCCGAATCAGGCTGGAACCCACGCGCCAAAAGCGGGGCAGGGGCCGAGGGGCTTGTTCAGCTCATGCCTGCCACTGCACAAGGTCTCGGTGTTTCTAATCCGTATGATCCTGTTCAAAGCTTGACAGGTGGTGCTCGTTATCTAAGTCAACAGCTTAAGCGTTTTGGTTCCTATGACAAAGCCCTCGCAGCTTATAACGCTGGCCCAGGCAATGTCGAACGGTATGGGGGCATTCCTCCTTTCAAGGAAACACAGAACTATGTGAAAAAAATCCTTGGAGGGGGATCTCCACCCCCAGCCAAGCCGCAAGCTCAAGCTGCAGAAGTCCCTGGAGCAAATCCACAGGATTTCTTGAAGGGTTATCTTTTGCAAACTTTATTGATGGGCGCACAAAACCCTGTGCCTTCGTTGGGAGAACAGTTATTTAAGACTGCGTTCCAGAGCCCAATGACTCAAGCTGAATCGGACATTTCGACGGCGTCTTTATTTACGCCTAGGACACCGTTTCTTGAATCATTGACTCAGTTTTAATTTAGAGGGCTTCATTTATTTGGAGCCCTTTTTCTGTTGAGTTTTTTAAGTTAGAATTTATTCATAAGAATGCGCAAGCAGTAATATACTGCTAAGTCTAGGAGGTTTATTTTGAGCTCTACCAGTTCGAACAAGCAACCCCTGTTTATTGACCGTCCGTTATTTGATACGGTACAGGTCACAACGCAAACAGTTGGCAGCCAAGCCAGTAATACGGTGTTTGTCCAGGGTGGCCAGGCTCCGTCCATCCTGGTTGACATGGACGCTGCTCTTAGCGAAGACAATAACAATGGTGGTGTTGTTGATTCCATTACCATCGTCCGCAATGATCGTTATCGGGAAGCCGATTACACTGTCGCCAGTAGCACCTCTGGTACTGTAATTGCATTGCGTAGCGGACAAATTGTTTATGTTCAAAACAGCGCTGTTTTAACAAACGGTACTGCCAGTGGAATTGGTTACTACACTTATACCGGCGCTGGAACACTTACAGGTGTCAACACAGCCATTAACTATTCAGGCGCTACTGTAAGCGGTTTTAGCTATCAAAATGCTGGTTACGGCTTGCAACCTGCCGTAACTTTTGTTTTTTACCAGACACGTAATACAACCACTCCTATTCCGGCCAGTGGCGATTACCGTGTTTTGTTCACCAAGACAGTCCCTGCTAATAGCGGGCTTGTTGATTGTTCAGATGTGATGCCACAGCTGGCTATTCCAATGCCGACTGCAGGCAACACCAACGGTCTTGGTCCCAGTGCACCTCTGCGTAATAAAGGTGTTTACCTGGAACGGGGCGACCGTATTTATGTGGGTGTCTTTGCGGAAGGTCCCAACATTTCTGGCTACACCCCAGGTGCCCACATTTATGCACAAGGTGGTTTCTTCTGATGTGTTGTGACTAAATCAAAGGGTGCGTTTGGATCTTTTTCGTCTTTTACAAAAGAGAAAGATAAAGATCTTTTTCGCTTGAAGCCGATCACAACTGAGTTTTCTAAAGGTTCCGTTCCAGACTCTCTAAGTACTGCTAACAGAGAGTCAGCCTGGTCAAGGTGGCGTCGTGGCTACGAACTTGCTACAGCTACCTTTTACGACAACGATTTTTCTTATCCATTTCAATATCAGATTCCTGTTCCATCGGGAACACCAAGTTCTGTCGTCAATCCAAATCCAGTTATTTCAGGTGTTTTCGTAGGTTTTCCTACGACTAACAAAGAGCTTGGTATGCACTGGGCCGGATGGCGTTACGCCGGTTCAATGAGAAGTGATAAGTTAAAAGATCCAATTACCAACAACAATCTATACATTGAATCAGTCAACCAAGATGCAGCGAATTGGTATGTAAAACTTGCAGGCTCCTGGAGCGTTGCTAACCCACTTCCACCACCTTTTTATGTTGCTGTTCCAGGTGTACCTGGTGGTCTTAAACCACTGGTGACAGAAATCCTGGAAGATCGCGTCATTACTGTCAATGGTGAAATCATCGATAAAGATACGATTGATCCAACAACTCAAAAACGGTATGGTTATGTGCAGGCCGTATTGACTGCTGTTAATCAAAATACTGGAATCCTTACATTTAAAAAAGCTGGTTCAGTGCAAGTGACACCGGACCAAGAGTACATAACACCCTCTCCTGCGCAGTTTACCGTTGGCAGGTACCTTATTACTGGTGCAAGATTCTGTTGCTCTTGTCAAGATTTTACCCATCGTGATTACGCATTCTTAACCAATCCAGCAGCCAGTGATCGTAAGTTTTTTCCTCGCAACAACGTCTCATCGATAAAACCAGGTCGTTATGAGGTGACGACATTAAGTGGCGTTGTCGATAACAACGCAATGAACGATGCATCTGTTAATAGACAAATGGATGTGTATGCGCCGTCTGGATATACCGTACCTTTTTCTTTATCGACGACAACAACAATTAACAACAACGCTAACAGAGACAACGTTGGTGTCTACAGGGAATTTGGTGCGACTTATTTAAGGAGTACGGCTAACCCCGCAATCCCTGGCTCTAAGGCAGAAGGCATGCCAAGCTACAACGATTACTCAACAGAGCAAGGTGTAATTACATCCATCACTGACAACTGGACACCGTTGCTTGATGAGATGCGTTACTGCAAACACATTTACGCACTTAAATTTAAAGACAATACTTTCCCGCCAGAGCCTTCTGATTTTCCCGTTCAAATTGGAAGCATGGCTGCATGGGAACAAAGACTTGTTGCAAACACGGAAAGTGAACAAAAAGAAGCAGCTTCCTTTGTCATGACTAAGAGGTCTTTGGCGGATATGGATGTTCCTCCTTATAACTGTCAAAGTCCAATGATGATGCCGATGATGCAGAAGTTATTTAACGTACCAGCGGATTTTATTGTTATGGGCGGGTTTACCATGTTCGACAAGAATAATCAACCCTATAAACCTTAAGAAGTTTTTAATAATGTATACTTAGTTTAAGTCTCATAAGACTTATTAGGAATTCCTTAAGCAGCGGCGACCGGTAGCCTACGCTTCCTAGGTTCTGGGGACGCAGCTCATTTCAACCATGAACCAACCCATCCCTGTAGACCAGCGGATTGTAGATGCGTATTTCCATCTGGACAGCCAACGCGGTAACAAAGGCGCCGCCTGGTTGCTTGGAATGATTGCCACCTATGGTGTCAAGCCAGAAGATTTGGTTTCCTTTGATTGGGGACCCAACAACAGCCTGGTCCTTACAACTAAAAAACGTCCGGTTAACCCGCTGCACCCACAGTGGGTTTTCTTGTTTAACCTACAGAAAAAACGGCCATGCGAAATGCACGACCGTTTAGATTCCCTTTCTCTTCAACTGTATCGTCTTATGGCTCATCAGGCCATTGAAGTCAATGTCACTGATTTGCTATTGGCATACCGTATGCGCAAAGATCATTACAGGTCCATCAAGCAACAGCAGCCATCCTCTCCTGTTTACGCAGGTGCTTCCTGACTGCTTCCACATTCCAACGGTAGCCGTCCCTGGAACGAGTCTCCGGGAATGCGGCGAAATGCGGCCCAAGCTTCAGCGTGCCATCATCCCGCATGCGGAAGAGTTCCTTGCGGTCGATTCCTAGGAGTTCTTCTGCGCGGGCCACAGGAACCCAACCTTTGTTTTGAGCCATGACTTAGGCGTCAGGATGGACAACTCTTGTACGGTAACCGTTTTTGGGACCCGGTCAAGAGCATTCATACTTTTTTAAGGCTTCCATGAAGAACTGTAAAGCTTAAGGAAATTAAAATAAGGTAACGGCAACTAAAGAGCATGTATTACAGCGAGCATGAGCCCATCGCCTTACTCGTTGAAGTCACGCCAAAGCTAGCAAAGAAACGGTTTAGAGACGAAATCTACAAATCCTGGAGCCACAAATGTGCTTATTGCGGTGAAGATGCAACAAGTTTGGACCATGTAATTCCACGTCACAAATCAGGTGAGACCACACGCAAGAACTTGGTTCCTGCTTGTAGACGTTGCAATGCCTCTAAGGCATCCTATAAATTACACGAGTGGTATTTAAATCAAGATTTCTTTTCTAAAGCTAGGCTTAATAGAATTGAAAGATGGATTGATCAGAATCCTTTCCAGGTATTGCATTGGGAAGACGAAACGGATTCATCGTTAGTACGTGTTAATTATGTCGGACAAACCAAGGAAGGCTGTAGCTGCTGCCAAGCGATACCAGAAAGACAAGATGAAATGCAACTCGCCACAAAGAACTCCTGGGCATAAAACCAAATCTCACATTGTTAAAGCTTGTGAAGGAGGTGAGGAAAAGATTGTCCGGTTTGGTCAGCAGGGAGTAGAAGGCGCTGGCAAGAACCCTAAAACAAAAGAAGACAAGGCCCGCAAGAAGTCGTATTACGCACGACATAATGCCCAGGATCCCAATCCCGACAAAATGTCTGCACGGTACTGGAGCCATAAAACGAAATGGTGATTTTCTGCTAAACTGCGTGGGCTGATTCCTTTCCAGCATGGCCAAACCTAAAGCTTCCGGCTCCATCAAAATTCAATCCAAGCCCAAAAAAACCAGGCAAGGACAAGGTATGAACTCACTTCCTAATCACGGACGCAAACAACGTCGCGGTCAAGGTAAGTAATAAGTTGTGTATATTGGGGGTAATTAAGTTACCCCCATGTCTGATTTTTCTGCCGCAATTGAGCTAATCAGAAAGTACGAAGGGTATAACGAGAAGGCTTACCCAGATCCAGCCACTGGTAGTGAACCTTACACCATTGGTTACGGCACGCAGTATTACCCAGACGGTTCTCCAGTTAGGCGTGGACACCTCTGCACAAAACGTAAAGCTCTGGAGTATTTGTACCACGAGTTAGAAGTGCTAGACACTGAGCTAAAGAAGCTCAATCTGGGTCTTGACGATTCGATGCACCAGGCCCTACTTTCGTTTATTCATTCTGTTGGCTGGAGTTCCTTCTTGTACAGCAACATCATTGATTGTTTGGAACGAGAAGATTGGCGTGGTGCCAGTGAGGAGATCCCAAAGTGGGTCTTTGATCAAGACCATAAAATGGTTGGTGCTCTCCTGCATCGCCGCCAAGAGGAAGTCGCTTTGTTCTTGCGGCAAGCCAATGACAACCCCTGGGTCTCTACAGCAATTCTTCTGACGGCATTCCGCAATTACAGCGCAGCTGCCCACCAGGTACGTGCAATCCGTATTCTGGAGGAGTCCATCAATCCTTACACCTTGTCGGAATTTGCCAATGCCTACAGGATTGACGAAGACCCCTGGTGTGGTTCAGAGTACGAGGAATTTGATCCTCAAGGCATCTGTGACATTTAGCTTTAGAATAGTTTCAATTGAAGCATGAAACCAGGAATGGACAGATCGGTTGAACCTCACCAATTTGAGCTTCCTCTAGAGCTTCAATTCTCGATGCGTAAAGCCGAGCTACAGGCGCAGGAGATGACGTGGGATCAGCTCTATTCCGCGCTCTTGAACCTGTACCATCAGCGGTTGATGGAATGGTATGCGGTCAAATCGTTGATGGCCGATGAGAATGTCAATATTGAGTTTGACATCCCCACCGACCTTGAATTAGCGGAACTCGCCGCCGCATGCATTTACGACGACGAGGATGATGACGAAGAGCTTCAGCCGTTTTGAGCTTCGTCAAATTGAATGAGGCGATCCAAGTACCACTGAGCTTTTTTCAGTGACTCGGTACCGCCCTTCATCCGTTCACGCCAGTTATATTTCATCAGATTACCTTTACAGTAACCACGGAATTCTTCCGGGGTTAAGGCAGCTTCAATAGCTTCAATGCACTCAATGCCGCCACCATCTGTGTAGTGCGGGGGATGGTTCACCTGGTCCTCTTGAACCGTAGGTGCTTCTTCCTTGACAGCCCAAGGCACCGGGCAAACGCCGTCTTTACATTCCATCTTGAGAGTATCGCTGGTTTCTACCGGAGCAAACCACGTCTTTTCTGCGACAGGATCAGCTCCTCTTCCGGCGCTGTCCCCAAGTCCAGAACTAAGGTCTTCGGTCGTGGCGATGAAGCTGGGTACATCTCTACCGCTTCCTCCATCGATGGGATATAACCCGTCATTCCAGGCCGTGCCCCCTCGAGTTCCAGTGGATTCCTTTCCAGCCCCTCTTGGCATAATGTCAGTCCGCGATTGTACTGATCATATAATGGCACGTCATTCTCTTCATTGTCGAGATTGGTGCCAAATGTTGCCTGATTCAGACAACGGCACATGACTTCATCAATGATGCTTTGACCGAGACCGTCGCGGTAATCAGCAGGGTTATGCATGGAAATATCCTGGCCTAAATTGCCTCGATTACAATATTAACATGGCAAGATTCTATAACCCCCGCAGAGAAAACATTGACCAACCGGTTGATACACCAGTTGGTTACAGGGGGCGTCTTGGTTATGACCCACGACAAGATTCTGGCTCCTCGGGCGGCGAGGTTAGTGACCTTACGCCGGAACGTCAATATGATGTTGACTTACGTCGACTAGATCGAGAGGAACGGGACACAGCTGCCGCCGCTGATACCGCCAACGTTATCCAGCAGGGCCGTGTTTCGCGGTACCTCAACGCAGCACGCCTGGCTGAAAAGTACAAATCTCAAGCCGATACAAAGTATCCAATCATTGGTAATTCCGTGGGGCGATACCCCTCAGGGCGACAGGGTGTTGTGCTGCCAAGCTTGGGCGAGGCTCCAGGGGCTCGTGGAAGTGTCAACTACCCCAACAAGCCCCAGCCGCGTACAGGTCGTGCTTACAACTGGCTTGATTCCTTTGCTTGATCAGACCTTACTGAAGACAACTTCAGGGGCTTGATTCTGGTACTTGCCCTTGCGGTCCTGGTAACTGACTTCGCATGGATTACCGCGATAGAAGAGGAGTTGGGTAACGCCTTCATCAGCGTAAATGCGGTTAAACAGGCCCGTGCAGTTACTGATCTCAAGCGTTAGGTAACCCTCCCAGCCACTTTCGGCAGGAGTGATATTAACCAGGATTCCTGATCGAGCATACGTAGATTTACCAACGGCAACTACGGTGACATCACGGGGAAGCTTGAGGCGCTCTCGTGCCACGCCCAGGCAATACCCGTAGGGAGGAAGCAGGAAGTATTTACCTTTCTCGTCTTCCAGTAATTCGGCATTGGTTAAGATTTCTGGTTTGAAATCTTTTGGGTCACATTCACCTTCTGAAATGCGTCCAAAGATAAGACATTGCTCTGGCGACAAGCGGATGTCATATCCATAGGAACTTAGCCCATAGCTGAGAATACGGCGTCCATCTTCTTTGCTGACGAGACGATCCTGGAACGGAACGATCATCTCCTCATCTTCCGCCAGTTGACGGATTTCTTTGTCGCAGAGAACGCTCATAGACCTTTTAAAGCTTTTTCAATATAGGTCATTCAGCAAAGAACACGACCCTTTTCAGAATAAATATCGATGAATCGTTGGGTTGCTTCACCAATATTGTCCTTGGGTTGCAAATAAACTAAGAATGAGGTACAGG